TACAACATTGGCCGTTGTGTCAATCACTTAACCCATGCATCTATGGGTATTTATGAAGTTATGTCAACCCAATCCTGATTGGAATCTCATAAACTCAATTGCATTCTTAATTTGATATGTTCTATTCTGTATCACTTTAAGGATGCTTTCAATGTATGTAAGCATTGTATCATAGTAATCTATCTTTAAAGAAGTGTTAGATAACTTCTCATCTGCATCAAGATACTTAGTCATTGTATCTTTATCTCTTATCTTCTTTGGAAACGGATTCTCAATATAAACGTCTGGGTCTGCTTTCCCACTAAAATACTCATACCGTTCATGACGGATGTTCTTTCTTTGTTGTTCTGCTTTCTTTCTTAGTAGAAAGATAGTATTATATAATTCAAAATATTTTGCATGTAGAGAGGGGATGTTTAATGACTCCTCATGTAAATTGTCACGATCCATTTTAGAATCTTTTTCCCACATCTCCTGAAGCACTTCAAGAGTTACGCTCATATTATAAAGGTTTATTTTCTAAATCAGTAAGTCCGTATATAGTATACTTGAAAGATACGTCTGCTGTAAAGTATTCTATGTCAGTATCAGTTGCATCAAAGGTCATAGTAGACAATGAGTATGGCCATAAGTCTTTAAATACAACCTGAAATTTAGGAACTAAATTACTACTTAAGATCTGAAGGGTTCCGTCAGAGAATATTTTTTTACCTTCTTGTTTAAATGCACCAAAACCTTCTAGTGGATCAGTCTTTTCCCACTCAGCAAATTCTCCTGCATTTTCTGGAAAACCTAATCCACGAATCCAATTCTGAATCTCCATATAATTACCAAGATCCTCATCAACTAAGAATCTTAAACTTAAATCACCAAACTCAATCTTATCACCAGGAGTTGGAATATTCTTTAAGTAAGTAGGTTGCTCTGCTACCCCTAGAGTTAAATCTGGTATATTTGCTTGATTACAAAAGAAAGCAGCTTTAGGAGATCTCTTCAGTGCAAATTTAAAACCAACTGGAGATAGGAAATTCCTATTCTCTATTGGAGTACCTGGTCTAAGTTTTGGAGAATTACGAGTTGCCATTATTCACTTACAACCGTAGCACCAGTCCACCCACCATTTTTACCATCTGGATTAGCAATCATAGCATTAGCTGCTGTTTGAGTATAGGTTGCTTTCTCAGAAATATCCTGAGTCCATGTAGCATCGCCTTTATAATATACATCACCAGAAACTAAAATTGCTGGTTTTTTAATGTAATATGCCATTTTAATTAGTTTTTAACTATTTAGTCCTTTGTGTAAAATCAATACCTTCCATATGATCATACTCATGCTGAAAGATTCTTGCTACAAATCCTGTTAATTTAACCTTATGAAGTTCCTTTCCTTCATCCTCATACTTAACTACTATGGTTTCTGGTCTAGCAATCTCCAAATATAACTCTGGATATGACAAACACCCTTCTTCCATAGTAACCATCTCCTTAGATTCTTTTATAATCCTTGGATTAAAACATGTAGTAGTATCCTGAGTTTCCATATCAGAAATCATTACAAATGCTCTTTCCTCTATACCAATTTGATTAGCAGAAAGTCCTACACCACGATGATGAAACATATTCTCAGTTAGAGTATATGATAATTTGGAACGATCCAGATTATAACTACATCCTTTTATCTTATGATGCAGTAAAGAATCTTCTGATAGGATTAAAGTTTTTAACATGATGTATTTATTATAACACAAAAAAAAGACCCTGCCGAAGCAGAGTCTTTGTAAGATATAAGCATCTCGCTTACATTAGGTTCTTAACAGCAACACGTCTGTAATAGCGGTTAGCATCAACGTTAAGAGTTCCGAGTCCCTGAGTAGTACCTTCAGCGAATGGGTTTGCAACAAGACCATATCTTGTCTTAAATCCGATTTTTGGCTGGAAGGTGTTTTCTCCAACTGCACGAACCATCTGTAGTGGAACGTAAGGACAGTAGAACAGTCCAGCGTCATAAGGAGAAGAACCTTTATAACCAACAACGTAGTACTGGTTACCAGGAGTTCCATTAGCAGCAGTTACGTTAGCAGCATATGGGTCAATGTATACTCTGTACTTACCTTGTAATGTACCAGCAAATGTGTTACCAGTGTCATCAACGTTAAGGTTAGCATTAAGAGCAGGAGTGTAGTCAAGTACACCAGCCATTGTTAATGCAGAAGCAACGTCAGCAGAACAAAGGATGATGTTACCCTTTCCACGACGAGTTCTTTGTGCAATAGCGTTTGCATCTCTTTCTATCTGGAATAGAAGTCCTTTGAATTTCTCAACAGACCATCTTCCGTTTGAGTCGATGTCTAAGTCGAAGATACCAGCGGTAGCAACGTTTTGGACAGCACCCTGTTCAGCAGTCTTGTAGATAGTTCTAATAACTTCTCTGTTGATTTCCGCAAGGATCTCAGTAGAAAGGATATTAGCAAGTTCTGCCTCTGCATTAAGACCATGAATCGCCTTAAGGTCTTGAGCAAGCTCTAGTGAGTACTCAGCCTTGAGGGCTCTTGACTTAGCAGTAACCGTGACCTTCTCGATTGAGAATGCCATCTGGTTGAATTCGTTGGTAGAACCATCGCCCAAGGCTTCTGCCTTGTCGGTTCTCATACCTTGTCCAACTGTATATGAAGTCTGTGAACCTGCACCACCAACTGGGTTAAGTACAGATGGGTTAGTACCTGACTGATCAGTTGTACCCATACCAGCTGAGATGTCTACAGCACTAGCGGTATCCTTTGTACCACCACCAGGCTGACCAGAGAACGCAGAGTTAACTTCGTTGTAGAAGGTCTCGGTTCCTGACTGACTATCGTAGCGTGAACGCATTGCGAAGATGAGTCCAGTAGGACCACTCATTGGCTGAACACCAGCAAGGTCATAAGCGACCAAGTTTGGCATTGCACGTCTAATCAAGGAGATTAGAACTGGGTCGAAACCAGCAACTGGACCAGCTGCTGTAGCAGCACCAGAGAAACCTTGTGGGTTTCCACCACTATTGGTTGGTGCGGCTTCTGTAAGGAATGATCCGCTATTCTCAAATGAGGCGGTTTCCTTTAAAAACTTTTCTTGGTTTTCGAGCAGGACAGCGGTAACTGCTTTTCTATGATTATCCTTGATTGGATCAAGACCTTCATAGTCTAGCAATGGAGCCCACTTTTCCTGCAACTGTTCTGATTGGAACATTTGCTTAAATTAGTGTTGTTTACGTTAATGTTTAATTCATTTGTTACTAATGGCCGACACCATCTTCAAGTAACTAGCCATCGAACCACTAATGGATTCAGGTGAACTATCTACTCCTTCAGAGAGTGTTTCGGACTTAGCTTGCGCTGGAGCAGACTTCTTAGAAGGGAAATAAGATTCCTTCAGTGTCTCCAACTTCTCACGATAAGATTCTTCACTTGCAAACTCTACACTTTCGGAAAGTGAGGCGAGCTTCTCCTTCTGGGTCTCAGCGAGACCTTCGGATACGTCTGCAAGAATTACATCAGCAGATGACTCAGCGAGTCTTCTATTTAATGCGACATTCTTTTCGACTTGCTCATTGAGCTTAGCTTCCATGTCATCTAGTTTTTCTACCATGCTCTCAAGCACATCATATTTATCTTCAGGGAGTGATACATAATGTTCTTCAAAAAGACTCTTAAGACCAGTCATAAAGGACTCGGTGAGTTCTTCTTTAAGACCGCCTTCTACAGCGAGTTGATTCTCAGTGAACCACTCATCTGCAACATACTCAAGATAGGAATCAACACGCTCATTAAGTGCGCCTTTGATTTCCTCTACCTCCTCAAGGAGTTTTGATTCGTACTCAGCATCGAGTACTTCCTTGATTTGGACAACCTTACCTTTAACTGCTGCTTCTAGGATTGTCTTTGCTTTCTCTTTGAACTCTTCAGACAATTCTTCGCCAGCAACCAAAGCATTAACATCTTCTTCGATGCTAATTTCGGTATAGTCAGGTGCTTCAGCAACAACTTCCTCTTCGGTAGTTTCTGCTTCTGCAACTACTTGATCTTCTTCCACTGCTGGTTCTTCAGCAACGACTTCTTGATCATCCTTGATTTCAACTTCATCACCAGAGTTAAGACCTTTCATAGGATCGGCTTTAGCACCTTTCTTAGTGACTACATCTCTTACCTGCTTAAGGCTTCCTGCTGGATCCTTAAGTTTAGCAGAATCATTAGTTGGACTTGCGTTATCCACAGTTGGTCCACCTAAATCCTCAAAAGGAGGTGTGTTTCCTGGTGTTGATACTCCAGAAGCATTGCTTCCTTCTTTTGGTAAAGGGTTTCCAGGGGCTGCGTTTGCATTAACAGCAGTCTTGGACTGTGACGGTTCTGTAATTTCGTTCACGATGTCCCTTTCCATTTTTTGTAAGTTTTTGTCACTAGACATTGCTTGTAATCTCCGAGTTTCCTGTTGAAATCTATATTTATTTATAATGTGTGGAATTACAATGAGTTTATAAACTCATTGAAGAGATTTAACTTCTGCTCTTCTAGAACTTTTTGTCCCGCTGCAGCGTCAATTCTCGCTCTCATTTCTTCTGCTTTTTTCTCACGAAGGATGTTTCCTTCCCATATCCATTCCTTACCTTCCATAATACCTTCGACAAATGCGTCAGGTGCAGAAGGGTCGGCAACAATGTCAGCAGCAGTTGCTAACATGAAATCTTCTCCTACGACATTAAATCCTTCTTTGGTTGGTTTTAGTGAACCAATACCACGAGATGAAACGCCTAGTTTAACTCCTTCACTTAATAGTGAGGATGCTATTTTACCCATTGGGGTAGACTCAAGAATCTTTGCTCTACCAATAAAGTTAGTGCCAGATTCTCTTAATGATGTGATCTTATGCGAAACCCTATCAAGGTTTACAGTAGGACCATCAGGATGACCAAGTTCTCCAAGTGCTCTGCCAGTATTAACATGTTCTTTCATGTATCTACCAACTTCACGTTGTAGAGTTTCCATAGGATACATACGACCATTACGGTTTTTTATGTTTCCTTGTAGAAAAACACCTTCGATATAAAGGGATTTTCCACCACCTTTCTTTGCTTCGGTGATAACTTTTACAGATTCAATTTCTTCTCTGATCAGTTTCATTTGTTTAACCCCCTACAATTTGGACTTGTTGTGCTGTTACTGTACTATTTTTTCCAGCAGTAAACTGAGAATTTATAGCAGCAATCTTTTGTGAAGACCTTAACTCAGCAGCTCTTGGTGAAGAACCTAATGTTGCTGAGAAAGCAGTTGCTATAGCATTGTTACCTGCTATTGCATCAATGATTGTCAATTTTGCACCATATCCAGCCGTAGCATCCATCGGTCCAAAACGAGTATTAATTGACTTAACCCTTTTATCAGTAAAATCAAACCATGGTTGACCATTAACACTAGCACTAACTGTTGCATTTACAGGGAACTGAGCATACTGTCCTTCAGGTATACTAATAACAAGATTACTGAACCCTGTTCCACCATCACCAGCCTCAGTAGTTATTCCAACTATTGGTTGAGAAGCAACTTTACCCATTGCAATTATCTCTGGTGTATCTGCTGCGAGATAAGTCGAACTATCCTGATAAGCAGAAACTCCGATTCCTGTGGAATCGAATCCTGATACCGCAACATGAGCAGCAGTTCCTATAGCAACTACTCTCAAGTATTCCGTCTGCTGATTGAAAGCAGAAGATGCTGTAGATGCTCCACCAGCAGCTACAGTTATTACATTTCCGACTGATTTATACGCCATTACTAAATAAGGGTTCTACATTAGTAGTTATTTATAATTACTCTTCCTCAGTAGTTTCAGTGTCTACCTCAGTTTCTACTTCAGGTTCAGGATTAAAAGTACTTGTTGCTACGTCAGGACGAAAAGCATCAACTTTTTCTGCTGATTTTGCATAAAGCATATCTTTAATAGTATCGCTAATATTAGATGGTGATTCGTCGGAAATTATCATATCCATTAGTGCGGATTGTATATCTTTACCAACAGCTCCAGTTACTCCTGTTTCAGTTGGATTCATTTCAGTTTCAGTATCAGGCATTGTTAAATGTGAGTAATCTTTAATATTTATG